CGATGACGCCAAGCTCCGCATGCTGGCGCGCGGTGGTTACACTGACGGACAAATTGGTAAGGCCATGAAAAGAACCAGAACCTGCGTGCAGAAAAAACGCAACCTTCTGAACGTCAGCCCAGGCGAGCCGCGGCAGTATCGTGCTATGATGATGCGGATCGCCAAGCGCAGGAAAGCGAGGGCGTGATGCCATTCAAAACCGCAGAGGGCACTGACCATGGCTGATCTCAGCCACAAACAGCGAGGCAAGGGCAAACCCTTCCAGAAGGGCGTCAGCGGCAATCCTGGGGGCCGCCCAGGTGTTTCTGGACCGCTCAAGGAGATGGCACGCGCCCATACGGCCGAGGCTCTGACGACGCTCGTAGCCGCCCTGGCGGCGAAGGAGAGCCGCACGCGCGTTGCCGCCGCCGAGGCGCTGCTGGACCGCGGCTGGGGTCGCCCGTCCCAGCACCTCGAACTCGACGCGGGCGACGAGCTGGTCAAGCGCATGAACGATGCCGCGAAAAAGCTGGCGGGCGATGCTGGCTGAACGGCGTGATCCCGAGCAGGAACTGATCGAGATTCTCGCCAGCTTCGCGCATGACCCTCTGCGCTTCGTGCGCTATGCGTTCCCGTGGGGCGAGGAGGGCACTGAACTGGCGGGCGAAGCCGGGCCTCGCCCGTGGCAGATCGAGACGCTGAAGCTGATCGGCGATCGGCTGTCGGCCGCCGACATCGACGGCGCCCTGCGCATTGCCACGGCTTCGGGCCACGGCATCGGTAAATCCGCCCTCGTGTCGTGGATTATCCTGTGGGGCCTATCCACTGCGCCGCTGACCAAAGTCGTCATCACAGCGAATACCGGCGACCAGCTCCGCACAAAGACGTGGCCGGAAGTCTCCAAGTGGTTCAACCTGCTGATCTGCAAGCACTGGTTCAAATTCGAGGCGACCAGCATATCCCGCCGCAATTCCAGCGGCTCAAAGGAATGGCGATGCGATGCCGCCACATGGTCGGAGAACAACACGGCGGCCTTCGCCGGCCTGCACAATAAGGGCAGGCGCCTGATCCTGTTGTTCGATGAGGCCTCCCAGATCGCGGACAAGGTTTGGGAGGTGGCCGAGGGCGCCATGACTGACGAAGACACCGAGATCCTGTGGTGCGCCTTCGGCAATCCGACCGAGAACACGGGCCGGTTCCGCGAGTGCTTTGCCGGCGGCCGTTTCTCCCATCGCTGGAGCCCACGCCAGATCGACTCTCGCAAGGTGCGCGGCACGAACAAGGCCGAGATCGACAAGTGGATCGCCGACTATGGCGAGGACAGCGATTTCGTTCGCGTCCGCGTCAAAGGCGAGTTCCCGCGAGGAGGATCTATGCAGTTTATCGACAACGAGACCGTGGAGCAGGCCGCCAGCCGCGAGGCCGTGAGCCATATCTACCAGCGTCTGGTGATGGGCGTGGACGTGGCTCGCTTCGGCGACGACCAGGCGACGTTCTATTTCCGCCGAGGGCTCGACGCCAAGACCATCGATCCACTCAAGTTCAGGGGCCTCGACCTGGTCTCGCTTTCAGGCAAAGTGGCTGAACAGGCCATGTTCCACAACGCGGCGGCGGTCTTCATCGACGAGGGCGGCATGGGCGCTGGCGTGGTCGATATGGTTCGCAAGATGCTGCCCAGCACCCTGGTGCTGGGCATCAACAACGGCGGCAAGGCCGATCGATATACGATGGGCGACGGCTTCCCCGCCACCGCCAACAAAGGCGCGGAGATGTGGGCCAGCATGAGGGAATGGCTGAAGACCGGCGCGATCCCCGCTGACAGCGAGCTGCGCGCCGAGCTGATCGGCCGGCAGTACGGCTTCAACCTGCACAATCAAATCCTTCTCGAAAAGAAGGAGGACATGAAAAGGCGCGGGCTTTCCTCGCCCGACAATGCTGACGGCCTGGCCCTCACATTCGCCTATCCGGTGGCCGACCTGCCGCAGGGCTCGGTATTCAGCGCGCCCGGCGTGTTGCAGAGCGCCACCCAACACGACTACGACCCGCTCGCGGATGCCTAAAAAGGCTTGCATTTCAAAGCGACAATAAACATCCGTAGTGGTTAGCTTTTAACCACGCGGAGGGGCAATGCCCACCGAGGTCGATATTGCTAACATGGCGCTGTCGCGGCTGGGCACGCGGGCGACGATAGCGAGCCTAACCGAGAACAGCACCGAGGCCCGCGCAATCAGCACCTGGTACGCCGCGATCCGCGACGACCTGCTGCGCGCCGCCGATTGGAATTTCAGCCGGGTTTATTTGTCGCTCGCAACGAGCGGCACGCCGCCTGACCGCTGGGCCTACAGCTATGCGTATCCGTCCGACTGCCTGAAGATCTGGAGCTTCGACATCGGCCTGCCGGCATACATGCAGACGATCCCTCCGCTCTACGAGGTAGCGTCGGATGGAACCGACCGGCTGATCTACACCAACCTGTCGCCGGCCACGGCCGTCTATTGCCAGCGCGTCCTCGATCCCAACCGCATGGACCCGGATTTTGTCACTGCCTTTGCCGTGGCCTTGGCCGCTGCCGTGGCTTTGCCGATCACGCAAAAGGCCGACACCGCGGCGCGGATGCATGCCATGGCCAAAGATATCCTTGAGACTGCCATCGCGCACTCGGCGAACGAGCAGATGACAGCCGAGCGGTTCCGCCTCGCCGAAAGCCTGAACATCCGCAACACACAGACTGACGTGCGGTTCATCGACGGCGCGGTGTGGACGCCCTGATGCCGGTGCCCGTCGCGCTGCCCAGCTTCGCCGCCGGAGAACTCAGCCCCGCCCTGCACGGTCGCGTCGATCTCGCCAAGTACCAGGTCGGCCTTGCGACCTGTCTCAACTGGTTCATTCATCCCTTCGGTGGCGCCAGCACGCGCGCGGGTACAGCGTTCGTCGGCGAAGTCTTCGACAGCGCGGCACGTTCCCGCCTGATCCCGTTCCAGTTCAGCACCACCCAAACGTACATGCTGGAGTTCGCCAACCAGAAAATGCGGGTAATTTATTCCGGTGGTTATTTGCTGGAAACCGCAACCGCAATCACCGCAATCACCAATGCAAGCCCAGGTGTCGTGACGGCGGCGGCCCACGGTCTCAACGACGGCGACCACGTCTGGCTGGATGGCATCGCAGGCATGACGCAGCTCAACCGGCGCCGCTTTACCGTGGCAGGCGCGACGGCCAACACCTTCCAGATCTCCGGCATCGACACCACGGCATACACCGCATGGGCCTCGGCCGGCACGGTGGCGCGGTTCTACACCATCAATACGCCCTATGTGACGGCTGATCTGCCGTTGCTCAAGTTCGTTCAATCAGCCGACACGATGACGATTACCCATCCGTCGTATGCTGTGCGGTCATTGGTTCACGCAACAGCGGAGACGTTTACGCTCTCCACGATTACCTTTTCGTCCAGCGTCTCGCCCCCGACGAACGTCGCGAGCGACGCGGTCGGCACCGCAGAATACTACGTTATGACATCCGTTAACGACACGACTGGCGAAGAAAGCCTGCAAAGCACCACTGCGGGGTCCGCCACGGCTGTATCGAATATTAGCTTCGTCGCTGTAGGTGGGTGTTCATATTACAACGTCTATAAACTCAAGCAGGGGATATATGGATTCATTGGCCGCGTAAAAGCGGGTAGTGTTTTCACTGACAATACAATCATCGCTGACACCAGTGACACGCCGCCGACACAGAAAAACCCGTTTGGCGGATACCCGCTGCTGTCGGCAACTATCAATGCGGCAGGCGCGGGCTATGCCGGAGCAACGCTATCGATCGCTGATCCAACCGGATCGGGTGCCACCGTCTCCGCGACCTACACTGGACCCGGCGGTTTCTCCACGATCACGCTGCCGACCAAAGGCAGCGGATATACGAATCCGACTCTTACTATTTCAGGCGCTGGGGCGGGCGGTAGCGGCGCGATTTTTACAATCAACTATACGAGCGGCGGCACCGTGATCGTCGGCACAGACGGTGACGGCAACCCTGTCTCCACCGACTGGTATTATATCAGCAGCGTCACCGTGAATGCCGGCGGCGCCGGCTACGGCACAGGATCGACGGTTAATACACAGTACCTGGGCGTTACAAATTATGGCGGAACAATCCTGACGCCGACCATTGTTTTGGGTGTCATTACGGCGGTGGCCGTGACAAATGCCGGAAGCGGGCAATACGCCGATGCTTTAGGCGGGTTCCCCGCGGCGTTTGTCAATGACGCCCCAGGTACTGGCGCGTCGATCACTATCAATCTCGACACGTCTTTGTCTAACAATCCGGGGTGTTCCACATACTTTGACGGGCGCCAGTGGTTTTCGCGAACAAACATACGGCCGCAAACGCTGTGGGCGAGCCAATCCGCGAATTTCAAAAACATGTCAACCAGCTCTCCGACGCGCGACAGCGACGCAATAACCCGCACGATTGCCAGCCGAGAGGTTAACGAAATACGATTCCTGTTGGCACTCAACGTCTTGCTGTTGTTCACAAGTGGGGCGATCTGGAAAGTATGGGCCGGCGCCCAGGCCGATGTCGTCACGCCCGCGAATTGTGCGGCCAAGCCGCAAAGCTATGAAGGCATTGCCAATGTGCCGCCGATCCACACTCAAAGCGGCGGTCTTTATGTCGTTGCCAGTGGCAAGGCCGTTCGCGATGTGGCCTATGAATACACGTCAGATAATTATCAGGGTCGAAACCTGTCGATCCTCGCCGGCCACCTGTTCGAAGGACAGACCATCGAGGAGTGGGCCTATGCCCGCGATCCAGATGGCATTGTCTGGTCAGCGCGTTCCGATGGTGTGCTGCTGGG